ATCCTGCAACAAATCCTGCTGTAATGACATATGCACCAGGTAATCCACCAGCAGGTTCTACTATTAACGTAAACTTTGCAGTTAACACTGAGTGGTGGGTCATTAAGATTGATAATGATACTATTAAATTATGTACATCTAAGTATAACGCATTAAGAGGTTATTTTGTAGACATCACGACCACTGGTGATTCTGCCACAATGGTGCTGGAAGTAGGATATAATGCTGCTGGTAATTTTCCAGGTGAACCAGTTACTACAATTACTACACCTGCCCCAACAACATATGATATTGATGACAACTATGTCATTGGTGGTAAACCAATAACATTACCAGGCGATTCATTCTCTAATGTAGAATGGTTTGACGAACAAATTACAGGTGGTACATATTCTATTCCTGCATCAACCAATGATCAGACACCAGTTGAAGCTATTGCTGGTTACTGTGCTGGTGGTGGTGGAGTTGGTGCAAGTACTGACATAGTTGGTGCTGCTGGTCTTGATAGTTATTATGAGGTTGCATTTAGTGGATACACTTACAAAATGGTTGCCACAGGTGGTGGCGGTGGTGTAAGAGGTGATCAAGGTGGAGCAGGTGGTTCTGGAGGTACTGGTAAAGTAGAAGTTATTCAAAGTGGATCAGTAGTACAGACAGTAACACTTACTGCTGGTATGGTTGGTACTAGTACAGTATTAACTGGTGGTGCTTCGTTCAGATTGGAATCATTCTATGCTGGTAATGATGGTGGTGCTGGTGGTTCTGGTACTGGTGGTACTGGAGCAGCATCAGCGTTGATCGGTGGTTCTGGTGGTAATGGATCGAGAACTTTGTATACTGGTAGTAATAATGTAGTAACTGAATGGACATCAGGTACTAATGGTGGTTCTGTTACGTATCAAATTCCTAATAATTATCCTGTTAGTCAAGTCCAAGCTGAACTAAAAGGTGGTGGAGGTGGATCAGGTGGTACTGGAGACGGTGGTGCTAACTGGTATGCTGGTGATGGTGGACATGGTAAGCATGTTGTTGCAAACATAAACACATTTGCTGGTCAAACTTTAACAATATATGTTGGTAACGGTGGATCCGCAGGAAGTGGAAGAAATCCTGGTGCTAAAGGTGCTGGATTCTCTGAAGGTGGTAACGGTGGTAGCGGTACTGGCGGTGGTGGAGGAGGTGGAGGAGGAGGATCCTCTTGTATCTCTATCCCTTCTGGTCCTCTAATCGGTGCTGGTGGAGGAGGAGGCGGTGGTGCTGCTGGTGATAGTACTCAGTTATCCTCAATGAATGGACAACCAAGTGCTTCTCAAGATGCTTTCCAATCTGTTTCTGGTTGTTTCGCTGGATCTGGTAACAATGGAGGTAACTCCGTTTGTACTGGTGGAGGCGGTGGAGGCGGCGGCGGTGGAGTCGGTGCTGGTGCTGGAATCGGTGGTGGTGGCGGTGGAGGTAATGGATCCAACGCAGTTAAACCAGGATTTGGTGGTACTAGAGGACAATCTTCATTGGTCAGTGGTCAGAGTATAGTATCTCAAGGTGATGCTACTAATGGTGGTGATGTAAATATTGGACAACAAATTGATGGTAGTGACGGTTATGTTAAACTAACAGTTGAAGAGAACACCACATACTACGGTAATGCTGGAGGTGGTGGTGGATCAGGTTGCTATTTCACATGGAAACTTGAAGATCTATCTAGTGTCAGTGTCAACGGTGGAACAATGATCGTTGGTAATGGTAATGAAGATGGTCGAGCACGAGTTGGATATGCTGTCGTTACATCAGACTCACCAAATACAGGTACAAGTAGTACAGTAGGATTATTTGATGCTGCTAGTGACTCAGTTGATTATGTTAACAGTGGTAATGGTAGTGGTGCTAATGGTGGATTCATTTCTCCTGACACACAAAAATACTTAAGATTCTTTGGTGATGAAGCAAATCGTTGGGCTAGAACTATAGCATATAATGCTAGTCAATCTAACCCTGCTGGTACAGTTACTGAAAAGGTACGCTTTGAAGTAGTACGTGGTAATGGTAGTAATGGTGGTGAAGTACCAAATGAACCATTAGAACTATTCGGTAGTAATGATGGTGGTGGTAGCTATACTAAGTTTGGAACTATCTCAACTAGTGGTGGTGCTACTACATGGGAGGATGTGGATGTAGTTATTCCTACTACTTACAGGGTTTCTAATCTATTGATGGAAGTAAGACAAGTTAGAGCAAGTACTGGTAATGCAGATGAAGATAACTATGGTATTGGTAAGGTGACTATGATTCATGCAGAAGGTGAGGTTACAACTTACGTGACACAAGCAGGTAGAATTGATTTGGGTGTAGAATATATCCAAGAGGTCATTCCACCACAGGGAGATCCAATAAACTCTGCTGGTATTACTGTAAATGATGGTAAATTTACCCTATCATCTGCTGTTAAGCTAAATGTTATACCAAGTTTGCAACCAGATATTGACATTCCACTCGTAACACGCTATCATCTAGTGAAGTATATGATACGAGCATATTAAATGGAGTTAGGCAGTGAGTCGGGATATATTATAGATCCTGCCCAAGCACAAGGTGAGTATGAAGATTTCATTGGTGTGTATCGTAAGTTTGTCAATACGAAGTTATGTGTAGATGCTATAGCAGAGTTTAATAAGTATACTGAAGCTAATGGTGCTCTACAGGCAGGACATGAGCAATTTCCGCAGGGTAAGTTAGGTAGGGATGACTGTTCAATCATATTAGATGACATAAAGATAGGTATATCAAAGCATTTTTATCAGTATCTTAACTCAGCATTCGAGAATTATAGAATAAAATACGATCACATATCTAAGATAAAACTAGGTACTATTGGTCTTAAGATGCAGAAGACATCACCTGGTGGTGGTTACCATACATGGCATTACGAAAACTCTAGTTTTAGAGCAGCAAATCGTGAGTTGACATGGATGATATACTTGAATGATATGCCAGATGGTGAAGCAGAGACTGAATTTCTCTTTCAAAAACGTAGAATTAAACCAGAGATAGGCACAATAGTTATCTGGCCTGCTGGTATGACACATGTGCATCGTGGCAACACTGTATTTTCGCGAGATAAATATATATTGACAGGATGGTATCTTAAACTCCCTTAAAACAATGGCAGAATTTCGTGTAGTACTACAATGCAATGCGCTTCAACGTATGATAACTGTGGATGGAAAGACACAGACTATCAGTGAAGCATATTGGAATGCAAATATACAGAACAAGTTGTATCCGTTCTGGACAACTGATAATGATAGATTGATTCATTTCAATTACTTTGATAATGGATCATATGGGTGTGAAAGAAAGAAATATGTGTATGATCGTGTCACTACTAATAAGAAGTGGACAACATATGAATGGAAAGAACCATCTGAAGCACAAGCACTAGATATTGCTAATGAATTAAAGGCAAAGTATTTTGAGTATCAGGATGTAGAGCAGGAAGAGATACAAGAAGAACTGTATCAACAGTATGGTAAGTGGAATAAGGTATCATGGGAAGGTATCAAAATGATACGTAACTTCCTATTAGATGATTCTGATTGGACACAGATGCCTGATACTGCTTTGGATACTGCTACAAAAGCAATGTGGACTGCGTATCGTACTAAACTAAGAGCAATTCCTCAAGATTATAATGGTCAGGAGGCAGATGATGTTAAGTTCCCAATCAATCCTACATTCTACACCACACGCTTCAAGGATATTGAAGTAACTGCTGAAGAAGATGGAGTAATGGTAACTAAGAAACCTAATGAAGCTAAGGCATACTTAGACACTGCTGATCAGTTTGGTAAGTTCCCTGACAATTCATTGAATACATGGTCAAGGAGAATTACAACACAGATTGCTAATGCATATAAGATTAAGAATCCTGATGATGTATTCCCTCAATCAGATATTAGTCAGAAGTTTGCAAACACACAAGAAGAGTTAGATGCTCTACTGAAGGCGTTCCAAGATAACAACGTGTAATTATGAATGAACCATCTATATACATAGTCACTCTGGTAACAGGTGATGAGGTGATAACTAATGTACAAAAGCATATAGAACCCGTTAATGGCGTGGATACAGAAGTTTGTTACAAATTAATGTATCCTTTTTCTATATCTGATGCAGGTGAAGGGAAGATTGAACTGACACCATGGAAGAAGTATTCTCCAGAGGCACAGTTTCTTATTGGTTATGATCACATACTAAATATGTGTGTACCTTGGCCAACAGTGACTAAAGAGTACGAGAAAGCAGTCTCTAACTTTAACAAAATATTATTGGATATGTCTAAAAATGATGAACTTGTATGATTTCTTTGATAGAGATAAACTATTACAGATAAACAGTGTATTTGATCAGGGTACATGGGTAGATGGTGAGGTCAGTGGACCTAAAGATAAAAGTATTAAACGTAACTATCAACAGTCAGATAAAGAAATTAATATGATGGTGAACCATGAGATTCATCGTATATTAAAACAAGAGAATAGTTTCACACATCATTACCTGATAGTTAAAGCAACACCAATACTGATGTTGAAGTATGATGAGAATTGTCATTACAATGATCATGTAGATTTCATACACATGTATGGTTCACGTACAGATTTCACATGTGTAATGAATTTGAATGATGATTATGAGGGTGGTGAGCATTATATTAAAGAGAATGGTGAGAAGAAAGAGTGGAAGAATGAACCAGGTAAGTTAATGGTCTATCCAACTGGACAAGTACATGGTGTTAATCCTATTACTAAGGGAACACGTAGATGTATTACGTTTTGGTTAGAGAGTGCTATTCAAGACACTGCGATGAGAGAACCTATCGTTAGATTTAATAAATTATATGATAAGATCTGGAGTCAGTTAGACAATGAAGACGTGCTAGAGTTGGACTGGTTCCGCATGGCACTCATGAGACACCACAGCACATTTAGAGATTAATCATGGCAACATTAGAACAGATATTATCATTTGATACCATACTTGATAGAGGTGAGATGCTGGAGATTGATAAGATCGCCAGTCGTCCAAGATGGCAGTATGGTGCTAGTAGTGACACCAATTTTCCACATAAGAAATTTTGGAAAATGGATGTAAAGGGTCTTGCGTTGTTTGATACATATATACCTGAGAAGATGAAACTCTTGTTACCATTTGAGTTTGAGATTGTTGACTATTATCTCAATGGACACACTCGTGGATTAGATGGTTCTATACATAGAGATGACAGTGATTTTACCTTTCTTTTATACTGTAATCCTAATTGGGATATGATATGGGGCGGTAAGACCATGTTTGTACAAGATGACGGAAGATTTGATGCAGTATTCCCCAAACCAGGCTCTGCCATTTGCTTCCCATCAGAAATATTACACTGGGCAGAGGACACATCTAGGGAATATTACGGACTTAGAGTTACTGCTGCGTATAAATTAAAGAAGTTGGAGACCATAGATGAACATAAAGACTCTTGACTCCGCTGCTACATGGGATGATATTGAAGATTATGCTGCTGGAGTATCAGGAGCTGTAGTATATTTTGAGAATCCAAGACTAGAAGCAGCAGATGCGTCAACCAAGACCGCAGTTATCACATACTATCGTGATGATGAGTCTGTACCTGCGGATTTGATAACAGCACTAGAGAGTAAGTACTACGGATACTTAGAATTTCGTGATCCAGATCTAGCATTTGAATTTGTTTTAGATTACTTCCCAAGAAGGGATGAGTTAACAGATGGTGTTGCTGGCGACCCATATTGGTATCAATGTTTTGTCGTAAGACAGGATGGTGTGATAGAATATGATAACGCTGCGTTACGTAAGGGATCAAACTAAATGTTTAACTTTAAGAAGATTAAAGAAAGAAGAATGGAACGGTATGAGAAGTATCGTGAGAAGTGGAGAGAAGAGATAAAGTCCATCGTTCGAGAAGCAATGGATGAATGGGCTGCTGAGTGTTCATATCTAACACAGAATGAAGGTGATGGTAGGTACTACTGTTCTAAACAAGATTGCGAGGGTGTGAAGTTTACTAATGAAACTAAATGATTTTACCAGGAACTACAGTTACAGTTATTAATCCTTACTCCATTTATAGAGGGTATGTTGGATTTGTTCAACGACTAACCAATGATAAGGTAGCAGTATTATTTGACAATTATTCTCCATGGGAGAAGATGGTTAGTTTCAAGATGGAAGACCTAGAAGAGGGTGGACATGGACCTAAATGATAAGAATGTTAACGATACATTAGATGAACTTCGTCCTTACATTGAAGCAGATGGAGGATATCTTGAGTTTGTTGCAATAGACTATCTTAAGGATGGTCCTATTGTTATGGTAAGAATGTTAGGTGCTTGTGCAGGATGTGCCATGAGTGCTCAAACTTTAACGATGGGGATTGAGAGAAAGATACAAGAAGTGTTTCCAGAGGTAACAGCAGTTGTATCAGTTTAAGCAAATATTAAGGTCATAAATACGTTTATGAGTGTTATAATATACCAAGACCATATAGAACTGCTTGAGGCAGAGAATGAAGAACTCCGTGAAGAGCTCTCGTTCCTTAAGCTGCAACTTGAACATAAAACTTTAGGATTACCAAATTATGAATACATGGATAGATCGATTGAAGAAACTTGATGGTGAAGATTATATCTATATCTCACTAATATATCTCGAAGCGTTCATAGTAAACATACTACAGAATGCTGACGTAAAAGTGCCAGAACGAGTGGCTGTAAAAAAAGTGTCACAAGGGGTTGACGAACCAACACCAGAGACTGTATAATTAGAAGACGAGGGGCATTTGTTCCTCGTTTCTTCATGTCCTAGTGCCAATGCCATCGAAAGATCAAAGAACGACTGATGACAATGAGACTGCTTCAGAGAAGTGGGATCGTGCCAAGTCGTTATTTCTAGAATCATTATACAAACCTGATCATGAGTTACGTGGTTGTGCTCATAATCAAAGGTGCTTCTATGAATTGATGGATGTTAAGGAACATGTCATTTCTATAGTAAGAGCAATGGATAATCCTCATCATGATGAGGACACCGATAGATATAAGAACATACCTGCGAGGTACTGATGCGAGAAAGATTACTCGAATTACTGAAGATCAATGCTTATAAGCATGGGGATTATACCCTATCGTCTGGTAGGAAGAGTGAACACTACGTTAATTGTAAACCTGTCACATTAAATGGTGAGGGATTGCATTTAGTATCTAATTGTCTGTTGCAGTTTGTCCATCCATTAACAAAAGCAGTTGCTGGTCTTACATTGGGTGCTGATCCACTAGTAGCAGGTGTTTCAGTTGCATCATACCAGTACATATCTTGTCCTGATTTAGATGCACTTATAGTTAGAAAAGAACAGAAAGGATATGGTGCTAATGCATGGATAGAAGGACCACTACCACCAAAAGGTAGTATTATTACAGTGTTGGAAGACGTTGTAACAACTGGTAAATCTGCAATCCAAGCAGTGTTAAGATTACGTGATGCTGGTTACATTGTTAATCATGTCGTTACTATTGTAGACCGTCAAGATGAACATGAAGCATCTGATGCTATGGCATCTGCTGGTCTAGAACTTATAAGTTTATTTTCATTAGAAGAATTAATCTCATGACTGAAGAAGAATACAAAGCAACCGTAAAGAATTTTCTGATAGCACAGAATAATAATGATCATAACTTTTCATTATTACAGGCACAGATAGAACAGTTAAGGGGTGAGATCAAAGACTTAAAGGATCTCAAGGAGATGTTTAGATTACCTAGTGTAAAGAATCAGAATCGTGAACCGTTTGAATACATTGATGCTGATGAAGTAGAGGACGACGAGTGAAGTGGGTAATACTCACAGTCTATTCAATATTTTCTTTCTCAGTGCTATATGTGTCACTGAATAAACCTCAACCAAACTCTATCCATTGTGATTCGATATGTCTTGCTATGAACCCGAAGTTGATGATTACGTTGTCTGGGATAAAGGCGACAACAGTGGTACAGATGAAGGGTGGGTATATTTTAAAGGACCAGTAATAGAAAAGAAGAAAGGATTCAATGACAATCCACGATATATTACTATCGAGACCCATGTCAAACCTAAACCATATTGTAAGTATGCTAGGGATGACAGGCATAAGTTCGTACACACATTGTTATTGTGTTACGAGCAAGATTGGAAAGACCTTAAGTTCATAAAGCATCGTAGACCACCAGAGTACATTCAGTTGGAACTCTGGGACAGTTGATGAACCGCACACCAATGGTGACACGGTTCGTTTTTTAGTGTATAATACTATTAGTTTCCCAATATGGGTATGTTAAAATCAAATCCAATGAAAGAGAAGTTCTTCGCTGAAGGACATACTCTACCCACATGCGTAAATGATGGGTGTAATAATAATGTGCAGGTAAGAGAGTGGAAGTATTGGTCATTCAAATCAGAATGCTCCACATGTGCTACTGCACGTAAGAAAGGTAAGACTGTGGCAGGTGTCACACAACATAAGAAAGACTATTGTGAAAATCATGATGGTCATCTTGGTTGGGGATGTCCTGTACCTAAACAGCAATGGAAAGGATTTGAAAACAGTCTTGATCTTGACCATTTAGATGGTGATCATCACAATAATAATCCTGAGAACGTCAAGACATACTGTAAATTATGTCATGGACGTAAGTCACTAGAAAATGGTGACTGTAATAGTAACAAATCATCCTCACGTAAAATGGTATGAATGATCTATACGATACCATTCTTGTTGGTGACGCACAAGATGTTCTTGATATAGTTGATGGTGGCATGGTACATTTAACATGTACTTCGCCACCATATTATAATGCAAGGGCATACTCAACGTGGCCAACGTATGAAGAATACCTTGAGTTTCTACACAATGTATTTGCATCAGTCTATCGTGTAACTGCTGAAGGCAGGATGTGTTGTGTCAATCTATCACCTGTCATTCAGGCAAGAGAGTCACGATCACATGAGAGCAAAAGACTAGCAATTCCATTTCATTTCTTTAAGGTGATGGAGGACATTGGATGGAAGTACATAGATGATATAGTATGGGTGAAACCAGAGGGTTCTGCCATAAATCGAAATGGTGGGTTTTTTCAACATCGTAAACCTGTGGCTTATAAACCAAATCTAGTTTCTGAAACTATATTTGTTTTTCAGAAACCAGCAGATTTTCTAATTGATAAGACTGTAAGATCATACTCTGGAGATATATTAGAACAGAGTTTGGTAAAGGATGGATATGAGAGATCTAATGTCTGGTCATTCAATCCTGAAACAAAATCAAGTCACCCTGCTCCATATCCTAAACAATTATCAGATAATATCATTAAATATTATAGTTTCGTAGGTGATTTAGTTCTTGATCCCTTCATGGGAAGTGGAACTACTGCGATATCATCAATAGATCTTAATCGTCACTACTTAGGTGTAGAATTGCACGAAGAATATGTTGAAGATACTATGAAACGAATCAAGAAATTTCAACCCTTAAATAACTTTTTATCATGAAACATTGGTTAGATTTATCACATGAGAAACCATGGACTGTACGTGATCAGAAACGAGTTGATAATACTCATAGAAAGATTCACACTGATGAGTACATGCAAGCAGGATGGGAGGACACTCCATCAGGTTGCCACCCATATAAAAAAGGTTCTCGTCACAATAAGATAGGAATGTGGATCATGTGGACATACTATGTGTTATTCACTGGTATGGTCATAAGACTAATAGTAGTATTAAACACATGAAGAATACCATATTATATGGTGACTGTCGTGAAACATTGAAGCAATTCGATGTTAAAGCACGTACATGTGTAACATCTCCACCTTACTATGGTCTTAGAGACTATGGTGGTGAAGACAATCAGATAGGACAAGAACAATCACCTGAAGAATACATTCAACAATTAGTAGAAGTATTCAGAGAGGTACGTGATGTCCTGACTGATGATGGTACACTGTGGTTGAATATTGGTGATAGTTATTATAACTATAGACCAGGTAAAGGTCAAGGATTAGTTAAACAAACTGTGTCCAACACTAAACAAGATTTACCAGACAAATGTGCAAGACGTGGTAACAAACTACAAGGATTGAAAGAGAAGGATCTCATTGGTATTCCATGGATGTTAGCATTTGCATTGAGAGCAGATGGATGGTATCTCAGACAGGATATAATATGGCATAAACCTAATCCAATGCCTGAGAGTGTACGTGATCGATGTACTAAGTCACATGAGTACATATTTTTATTGAGTAAGTCTCGCAAGTATTATTATAACAATGAAGCTATTAAAGAACCTGCTAAAGATTGGGGTACGAGAAATAGGACAAACGGTAAGTATCACAATAAAGGGACAGGGTTGCAGCCACACTCTGGTCTTTCAAAATCTTATCCCACAAAGAATAAGCGTAGTGTGTGGTCGGTGACCAATAAACCTTATAAAGGTGCTCACTTCGCAGTGTATCCACCTGATCTCATTGAACCATGCATTCTAGCAGGTTCGGAGGAGGGTGATATAGTACTAGATCCATTCATGGGGTCAGGCACTACTGCTATGGTTGCCAAGAAACTAAGTAGAGCATATATTGGGTGTGAATTGCATGAGGACTATGCCAGTTTACAAACTGACCGTATTTCCACCATTCCAACCAAACTTCCATTATACTAAGTACATCAATCAAACAGGTCTATGTCCTCAATCGATTTTCTATCCGAGTGGTACACCAATTGGTTAACAGAACAGGGTCTGCCACTTGACAGTGCTGATGATCTGCTGTATAGTAATGCAGTGTTAACCGATTCACAAACTCATTTCCTACGTAACTTCATTGAGTTATGGGACACAGTTCAAAACGCATAATGAAACTTTCTTTACCAGTCTACTTCACTAGAGAGGAGTATGATCTGATTGTTAATTCTATCTCTAACTCAGACTATCATGAATCTGAAGTCGAATTCAAGATAGCAACAACTGTTATCGACAAACTAACAACCCTATCGGAGTCTTACAATGGTTGATCAATTAATTGCAGACCTCAAGTTTTGTATTGAGGAACTGGGATGCAATGATGATCAAATTGCTGAACTAATCACAGTTAGTGATGACATGGGCATCTCAGTAGAGTATTTTTGGGAAGAGTTTATCGTAACTGAAAGTACTAGTGTACATCAAGATGAGTACCTTAGTATTGAAGAATTTGAAGAACTATGCACAGAGGAGGTGGAAGAATGAAGGTTAATAGGTATACTAGAGCACCCAAAGAGGGTAAGTATATTATCTGTCCACACTGTGATGGTGCTCTAAGGGTGTATAACTTTGCATGGAGTAGTCTGCACTGTTTATACTGTAAAAGACCATCAGAGAAGCATACATGGGAGGTATGGGCATCATGAACGTATTAGATTGGTTATACCGAGCAATCATGAATATTGGTGTCGGTACACATAAAGGTGATGACATTGATTTGGGTGTGTACAAACGTACTGCTAATCCAAATGCAACCAATAGTGAACTAGATGCTAAGGTTATCATACACCATAGTGAGGATAACAATGGCAATTTATAATAATATACAGATCACAATTGATCTTAATGAACTAGTACAGACTAGAGGTGAATTCTTATTCAAGGACTCTGAAGATTCAGGCATGAGTGAGAATCAAATACAATACATTGCTGAACGATTACGTACTACATTAACATGGGATTCAATATATCACATGGTTGATACTAGTATCCTTGAGTTCTATGACTGCCATGAGCATCCTGAGATATGGGATCCTCATTATGGTGAGATTCAACCTGAACCAGGTAGGGAGGCAGAATTGGTAGCACAAGAGAAGGCACGTAAGCAGTTCAAGAAAGAATTTAAAATGGTTACCATTGAGAATAGTGCATGGTCATTGGATGTGCCAGTAAGAAGGGACAGATTACAAAGTGGCACAGAGGATGATGCAGAGGATGAGAAAAATGGTATTATATAGGAGTGGAGGCAAGGGTGACGTTCACTAATCGTCTTTAAATCGAACCTCTCCACACTTCATTCATCAATCAACAGGCAAATGACTCTTTCTGAACTCGTGGACGAAACAAATGATGAACAGTCAGTAGCGTCCTATGTCCAAGACCTTAGAAAAGCACTTAGAACCAATTTCTATCGCAAGTATCCATCATCTGATCGTTCATTTGATTTCCGAGCAATAGAAGGTCGTAAGTTCATCAAATTAGTACAGACCGAAGAAGGTAGAGACAGTAGTGTTCATGCTTTCATTGATAAGAAGACTGGAGAAGTATACAAACCAGCATCATGGAAGTCACCAGCAAAGCACGTAAGATATAATTTATTAGATGAACGCTCAAGAGTTGATTGCTTGCATTCAGCAGATTGGGCAGGTGGTTATCTCTACATGAGATAATCACTGGGCATCAGATATTAAGGGGAATCTAGACCGACTTAGAAGCGGTCACATGATCGATTCCTTAATATTACTACCTTAACTGTGTAAGTCCCATGCTACAGCTCCATTGTACACTTTAACTTACTTTATTATCATGGCTTTTAATTCATCAGTTGCACTATTCAATCTACTTGAAGATGCACAGACCGCAGAAGAACTTCTTGCTGTTATCGATTCATGGATTCAGGAGAGTTGACAGTATAGCACATTGATGCTATGATTGAGTATGTGGAGTGCCATGTTTCCACCGTCGTTGGCACTCCACGCTGTTGGGAGGATATAATTAGTATTACAAGTAAACTTTACTATCTCTCATTACAATGAAGAAGAACATCTTCCACGAGTACATTCAGGAATTTATTGATTTCCGCTTTGAATTGATCGGAGGAGACACAGTGCTCCGTCCCATACCCAAAGAGACACTCGACGATGAGGGTGTAAAGAAGTTTTGGAGACTATTTTCTAGATATCCCAATGACTTTGCAGCATCCGTAGTCAAGAGTTTACCACCTGATGTGGAGTTTATTTCATACAATCACCTGAGTAATACCCTTGAATTGAAAGCAAAATGAGTGGAAAAGAAGACCATAGCGATGTACAAGTCCGTATGTCCGCGCAACGTGATGAGATCTATGACCACGTGGTAAACCGCATGGTCACTCTGTTTGCGGAGGAAAAGTATGATTCTGCCCTTGCAATAGGGGATGAATTCTTTGAATGGTTGGATGAAACTCTTATAGATAACGAGCAGACATTCTTCTACGACGAGGATGAACTCAAAGAATTATACAAGTCCGTCAGGTACGAATGACATGAGGGACGATCTAAAAAACTTAATACTGGACTACATCGCAGCAAAGAACAAGGGTGAAGAACCAAAGGCAGAGCAACTACTAGCAGAGATCAATTTACTTAGAATGAGACAGGAGAAGTGATGCCACGAACTCAAAAGAGTTTGGATGCGAATTTAAAAAAACTAAATACTCCATCTAAACGGAGAATCAAACCATTTGAGTTGGATGCAACTAATCCTGCAATCATCTCAACCCATCCTGATGCTCCTAAATGTCCTGCATCACGTAAGAAGGAGTTATTCCCTTGTGAATCATTCCCAATACGATTTCAGGACATACGTAAGAAACCACAATTGAATCTGGCATGGTTTAAAGATTACTATGATGCAGTCAAGTGGATTCAACGCAACAATCTTAAACCCCAACATTATAGACTCTTAAGGAGGAGTGACAAGTGATTCATGTGATACTGGTTGCAGCAGTTGTAACAGTCATAGTATTATTATACCAAATGTTAAAGTACAATCCACATTAGCATGAAAAAACCCCTCTTGCGAGGGGCATGTGACACTTACTAGTTTGGATTCATAATAGAATCTCCTTACATATTCGTTTTTCTGGTTTATCTCGTGCAGAGATCATACAAGCATAATAGTCATTGAGTTTGATGTTTTCATCTGTCTTTGATTGTGAATGATTCCATTCTGCCAATTGATTCTGTGATACGAGATTGTGCATGTTTCTTGCCTTAGAATTGAACAACATAACAAAGGATATCTGTTACATAAACTAATTTAATTCTACCACTATTTATGGTTAAATACACACAATAGAGGAAGAATATTCATCTATTTTAACTATGCATTTATACCCATGACCAAGAACAATACGC